CGCCGGCGTACTTCCCCGTCCTCGGGTCGCTGTAGTCCCACTCCCGGCCGTCGAGCGGAGCGCACTCCTCGCAGACGTTGCCGTCCAGGATGGCGCTGTACTGCACCAGGTCGATGTCATCGGCGAACGCCTGTGCTTCCTCGGCGCGCCCGAAGTTGAACGACTCGGAGCCGCCGTAGCCTGCGGCTTCCTTGAGGGCGTTGTCCGACACGCCCGCGAGCCCATCCTTGAGCTCCTTCTCGTCGAACAGCCCCTTCGTCATCATGCGCAGCGCCTCGAACGACAGGTAGGTGCGGAGCTTGTTGGCGTAGGACGCCGTCGCCGCCCTCGTCCGGGCGCTCATCAGCGCGTCCAGCAGGGGAGGCTGGCCAGGCGTGATGGGGTCCGCGTTGCGGGCCGCCACGCCCTGGGACTTCATCTCGGCCGCGACACTCTTGCGGCCGTAGGCGTAGAGGTCGGTGAACATCGACTGCAACAGCGCGCCCAGCTGCGAGCGGTAGCGGACCTCGATGCCCTCCACCTTGTCGAACTGGCGCTTCTCCACGATGGGCTTCACCGCGTCGACGAGGTTGTCGATGATGCGGTCCACGATGGGCTTCGCATCCTTGACGAAGGCCTCCTGCGCCTTATCGAGCGCGGCCGAGACCTCGTCCAGGGCGACTACCTTCTCGGCGTTGGTGAGCTCGCGGCGGTACTCGGCGCCATGCCAGACATGCCGCTTCTCCGACTGCGCCGCCTCCGGCTCCGCTTCTTCCGGCAGTGCGGGGAGTTTGAGGAAGGCGCGCAGGCTGTCTTCGAGGTCGCGTCCCGGCGTCAGCACGCCCGCCGACACCAGGTCCATGACCGCCTTCGCGTACTTCTCCGTGTCGCGCGTCTCGAGTCCGGAGACAGCGAGGCGCGGGTAGGCGTCCACGCGGCCGTAGTTGAAGTCAACCCACTGGGGGATGGCGTAGCGGTTCATCGTGTCGCAGATGTTGGTCGTCACTGCCCGCAGCGCCATGAGGAAGAACGACGACTGGTCGCGCGCGAGCGCCCACGAGCCGACGTCGCCGGAGCCCAGGTTGAGGAACTGGGCCAGCACCGACCTCGAAATCATGCGGTCGTGGTGCTCGATGGAGGGCATCACGTCGCGGATGGTGCCGGTGTGCCCGGTCATCTCGAACTTGATCTCATCCGGCAGCCGCACGAACGCGCGCTCATGCGCCTGGAGCATCTGCCCCATCTCGTCGAGCTTGGCCTTGGCCTTGTCGTCCATCGTCGAGGGGTAGTGGAACACCGGCAGCCCGACCGCGTGCCGCTCGGCGGCGATGCCGTCGATGCGGTACAGCAGGTCCTTGAAGTACCAGTGCTTGTAGGCGGCGCGCAGGATGGAGACGCCCTCGAAGTTGGAGCCTTCCTTCTCGTTCGTGAACACGAGCAGCTTGTCCGCCGGGATGGTCACCTCGGTGTACTTGTCGCCCACCCACGAGTGCTGCACGATGCCGCGCAGGCCGCCGTGCTCGTCGAGGTCCCACTTGTAGAGCGTCTTGGGCAGCCGCGGCGCGAGCTTGCGCCAGTAGAGCTTGCCGTCCACGACCTGCCAGACCTTCTCGAACATGGAGAAGCCGAACGGCAGCATGAGGAGCGCGTGCGCGAGGTAGCTCTGCCACGTGATGGTCATGCCCTCGAACAGGTTCCACTCGATCTCGCGGGCGATATCGACGTCGGCGGGAGAGTCGGATGCCGGTTCCACGGACCAGGTGGCCGCGTGGATGGGCAGCGTGCAGGCAAGCAGCGTGGCCTTCACCTGGCCGTCGGAGCGGCGCATCTTGTCGTACACCGCCATGCCGAGCGAGCCGCGCAGGTCGGCGTTGTACTCCTCGTCCGAGATGAACCCCGAGTAGGTGGTGGTGCCGGTCCCGCCTATCTCGTCCTCGGCGGGGCGCTTCGGCGGCTTGTCGGCCACCGCCAGCGTCAGCCTGCCCAGCTTCAGTTCTCTCAATTTAGAACTCCCTCTTGCGGACACCGGCGAAGGCCGGCTGAGACGGGGTTCGATTCGATTCCGGCTCGTCCAGCTGTAGCGTCGGCTGCCAGCACCTGGTCAGCCCGTGCACAAACGCGTCCACGATGTCGTCGTGGGCCGCTTTCGGGAAGCCGCCGAGCTCGTCCAGGAACAGGTGCAGCCATGGGGCTTCCCTGGGGAGCGAGACTCTGCCTGCTTCGCATATGCCTGTCACCCGGCGGGCGCGCTGGACCTTGTCGCCCTGCGGTGTGATTCCGACTATGGCAAGGTCCGTCTCGCGGCGCAAGACCTGTATTAACGGCTGGCCGGAGCCCGCGTCCTCCACGGCGATGAAGTCCGGATGGTGCGCAACAGCCTGCGCCTTGACCGCCCGCACCAGGTCGGGGAACTCCACGCGCTCGCGCCACACGTCCAGCACCGCGACGCCGGTCGAGTGCTTGGCGAGCGTGACACACGCGCTGTAGTCGGAGGTTGCCTTGTCCTTGAAGGCGGTGTCCCATATCTGCACCGTGAGCTCGGCCACGGGCGGCTCGCCGTACCACGTCCACCAGCCGGACTTGAAGATGCTGCCGCCCTCCTCCTGTGGCCGCTGCTGGTAGAGCGACGTCCAGTAGTACGGCCCTTCGTCCTCGCGCACCTGCGCCAGGACCTCGGCGGGGTAGCGTTCCGGCCACAGGGCCTCGCCTTCCGCCCTGCCGAGCGGGTCGTCCGCTTCGGCCAGCGCCGGGAGGCGCAGCACGTGCCAGCCGTGGTCCTTCTGCTTCAAGAGCCGCCCGACCAGGTCGTCCTCGTGCCAGCGGGTCATGACTATAATCACGGCCGCGTTCGGCGCGCCACGGGTGCGGAAGGTGGTCCGGTACCACGTGTCCACGTTCTCGCGGATGAGGGCGGACGAGGCCTCCGCCGCGTCCTTGACGGGGTCGTCGATGATGCCGATGTCGAAGCCGCGGCCCGTGAGGCCGCCACCGATGCCGACAGCATAGTACGAGCCGCCCTGGACGGTGCCCCACTCGTGCGCCGCCTGGCGCTGCGGGATGACGGTCTCCTGCCCGGCGCGCTCTGGCCGGTAGCGGACATCGGGGAATAACGACGTCATGCCGGGACCGACAAACAGGTCGCGCGCCCTGCGGCTGTGGACGAGCGCGATGGACTCGCCGTAGCCCGCCTGGACGATGGAGAGCAGAGGCCTGCGCCCGAGGCACCAGCAGGGGAAGGCGACGGAGACGAGCTGACTCTTGCCGTGACGCGGGGGCATGGAGACGATGAGGCGGGTTATCTCGCCACGCTCGACCGCCTCCAGCGCCGAAGCCAGCAGGCGTACGTGCGGCGGAGTCTCGTAGTGCGCGACGGTGTAGCGGCAGAAGTCGAGGAGCGAGCTACGCGCTTTGCGTCGGCGCAGTAGTTCCGCCGCTGCGTCCGCCCTTGATATACCCGATGAGTTCAGCATCGGTCAGCTCCGAGACGGGGCGCGTGACCGCGACGCCACCCGACAGCTCCTGCTTGTCCGCCTGACCGAGGTACTGCTTGCCGAGCCATATGAGCATCGCCGTGTTGCCCGCCTTCGCAGCCTTCCACTGGAGCCGCCGCAGAGACGTTCTTCCCGTCTCGCGGGCTTTTTCGTAGATAGTGCGAAACGGCTCGTCCCGCTTCAGCTTGGTGTCCGAGACGTCCAGGACGTGCGCAATCTCGGCGATGGTGCACTGGATCTCCGCCAGCCGCCGCGCCTTCTCGTAGTCGATTACCTTGCGTGGTCGTCCCGTTGTCATGGCGTTCACCGTTACTATAGGGCTCGTTCGCACCGCGCGGGGGCCGCGGTACCGCCGTCGTGAGTGGGTCGTAGCTACGCGGGGCATTTGCACAGCGCAGGCGAACGCTGGACGGAATGATGGTCACCACAGGAGCAGCACCGCCGCGGCGATGAACATGCCGAGCAGCAGCTCCCAGTAGTCGACGTGGCCGGTGTCGCCGGTCAGACGGCACTCCCAGTACTCGAACCAGGCGAAGCCGATGAAGAGGCAGAGGCCGAGCAGCCAGAGGTTCGATGCCAGCGCCAGCGCCACCACGATGCCTCCGGCGATGTGAACAGGCGTCGTGGGCTTGCGGAACACGAGGGCTCTCACCCAGCGCAGCAGCTTACTCACCGGAGGCCGTCACCCCTGCCAGAACGTCGACCAACGTTAGCATGTCGACGCGCCGGTTCTGCAGCAGGCCGGGGTAGCGGCGCAGGAAGGCCCGCAGGTCCTCGCGTTTGATGCACCACGCCGCGGCGCCGCTGTGCGGGCCGGGCCTGCGGCCGTTGTACCAGCTCGCCTTGAGGCGGCCGGTGTCGATGTGCCGCTGCAGGACTGGCGGGGCCATGTCGAGGATCTCGCAGACCTCTGTCTTGGTGTACCAGTCGACGCGTTCCCTGGCCGAGAGGCCCAGCTCGGAGAGCCGGGCGCGGACGGAGCCCGGGCTGCGCCTGAGCTCGTGGGCGATGCGATGCGCCGGCATGGTGCCGACCAGGGCCGAGAGGCGGCGCTCTTCGTCCTCCACCCAGGCCCGCCGCACGCAGAAGAGCCGGACGAGGCCCATGCGGTGGATCTGCCCCGATACCTGGCCGACCGTGAGGCCGAGGGCGTTGGCGATGTCGCGCCGGCTGGCGCGGGTGAACTTGTGATTGGTCTTCAGGTAGTGGATCTCGCCGACGGTCCAGACGTGCGGGGCTGCCTTCCTTCGCCGCGTCCTCGTTATCCCCACAGGGCCACTCCGGTCATGGCGACGTTCCACCCCACGACACAGAGCATGCCTACCACGAGGGCGCGCATGACGCGCGGCCTGTCCCATGCCATGACGAACAGAGCAGACCCCGTCGCCATGGCCATCTTCATCGCCGGCCAGTCAGTGCGGCCGCAGAGCAGCGGGTTGACCTCGACGCCGCCGCACTCGAGCAGCAGAGAGGTCAGCGCGACGTCGGCCAGGTTGAGCGCGAGGAACAGCACCGCGAGCTCGTGCAGCTCGAGACGATGCCATCCCCCGCGCCTGGTCCTGTTCATGTCGTCCTATGCCGTCGTCGCCTGCATGGCGTCGTCGATGGCGTCTTCTTCTTCCTGAATCAGGCTATCGCCTTCCGGCGCGTCGAGCTTGTCGACCGGCAGAGGCTTGACGCCCTCGAGCACCTGCAGCAGCTCCGCCGACAGCGGCTGCTCACGGAACTTCGGCATGCCGCTGAGGTCAACGTCGATGCCGCCGGCGGCCAGGGCCTTGAGCGTCTGCCTGGCGTGCGGCGTCCAGTTGGGCTCGCCGGTGCTGGTCATGGCGAAGCAGTCTCGCAGCGCGTTGCGGAGCAGGGCGCCCGCGAGCTTCTCCGCCGGCGCCGCGTACACCGCCTGACGGATGGCATCGCAGACCGAGGGCACGGCCGTGTACACGCACTCGGCCGGCTTTATGACCTCGTCGAGGTTCGGTACGATGGCGCTCAGCATGACGTGGTTCGACGTCGGCTTGCCAGAGCTCTCGTGGAAGTGACCGGCCAGGGAGTAGTCGCTCGTGGC